GCCCGGCAAGAAGAAGAGGACGTACTGATGACCAAAGATGTTGAAGTTTTCGTCACGGGTGTCTCACTCAATGGCAAAGCTGAACTAGCAAAAGGGTCAAGCAATGACACTGAGCGACCTGCTGAGAGAGATGAAGTTGTCGATCAAAAAGCAGAAGACAGCAATAGCGACTGAGATGGTTGAGGGTCGTATGAGCGACCTCTCAGCTTATCACAGAAATGTCGGTGTGGCAGAAGGCTTAGAGCAAGCCTGTGACATCATCGATGAAACTTTGAAAAACATAAATGAAGGAGACGACTAATCATGCCCCGTCAGCATGTCGACCAAATTATTGTTGATGAAGAGAGCGACTCAAAAATTGGCTCTCATCAACTCCCCCACCCCGTTGGCTGGAAAGTTCTAGTTCAGCCCAACCAAGCCAAAACAAAAACGAAGGGTGGCATCCTTCTTCCATCCCAAGCCATGGACAACGAGGAGTATCTCACTGCTCATGGCACCCTGCTGCGCCTTGGTGAGCTTGCTTACCGAGATCGACAGACTGGTGAAAGTTGGAAAGGCAAGTGGCCTTCTGCTGGCGACCGTATCACCTACGGGAAATATGCCGGACAGAAGATCATCATTGATGGCGTCAAGCTGTTAATTCTTAATGATGATGAGATCACGTCTGTCCTTCCTGCCAGCGCCAATGTCACTGCGTATTTGGAATAGGGGGCCGAACCATGGAAGAAGACAAAAACGAGGCAGTCGAGCAGGTCGAGCAGGAGATCGCAGAAACCATCCGCAAGGCTGGCAGCGAAGAGCCGCTCGAGATTGAGATTGTTGATGAGCCGGATCAAGAGGTTGAGCCGGAGCCGGAAGCTACGCCGGAGCAAGAAGCCGATTATGGCGAGAAAGTTCAGCGGCGCATAAAGAAGCTCGTCGATCAAAGGCGAGCCGCAGAGCTTCAAGCCAGGAAGAACCAAGAGGAGACTTCCCAGCTAAAGGCAAGGCTCGAAAGGCTCGAGCAAGGGACTGCGACACAGGCCCACACGCAAGCCCAAAATGAGTTTCAAAAGCGTTACAAAGACACGCGAGAGGCTCTGATGACGGCATTCGAGGAGGGCGACACCAAAGCCCAACTCGACTTCACCGAGCAGCTAACAGACATGCGAGCATCAGCCAGAGTTGCAGAGCTGCAAGGCAGGCAACGAGCTGCACAGGCTGAGTCGCCGACTGTTGGCAGAGCGGAGAGGGCAGCCGCAGAGCCGCCAACTCCAAAAAAGGCGATGGACTGGTGGCAGAAAAACCGCTGGTTCAACTCAGGAGGCTACGAGCGAGAGACGGCTGCGGCACGGGCGATTGATGTCCAGCTGGATCTTGAGGGATACGACAAAGAGTCTGACGGTTATTACGACCAATTGAATAACCGTTTACTTTCAGTTTTCCCGGAACTATCCTCCGGGAGTGAACCTGTAAAAAGTAAGCCAAAAAGCAGATCTCCCGTAGCACCAACTGCCGGTGGGCCTACTTATAAAGGGAATCGGATTCGACTCTCTAACGACCAGCTTAGGATGGCAAGAGAGCTCGGCATTACTGACGAAGCCGGTCTCAAAAAATACGAAGCCGAAGTTCGTCAGCAGAGAAGGAGCTAGTCATGACCGAAGCAAGAAATGTCAGAGCTAAAGAATCCAAGAAAGAAACTCGTGAAGATGAGGCTCGTGCCGAGACTTCATGGAAGCCACCGTCGCTGCTGGATGCCCCGGACCCTCGTCCCGGAATGGTTCAGCGGTGGATTGCTACCTCGATCCAGGGTAAAGACACTCCAGACAACGTGTACAAACGTATGCGCGCTGGCTGGAATCCTCGCCCCGCAGACTCAGTGAGCGATAAGAGATTCCCAACTATCAATCATGGGCAGTGGACTGGTTCAATTGGAATTGAAGGAATGATCCTTTGCGAGATGCCAAAAGAAACTTTCGGTAAAATGAAAGAGTACTACCGTGGCAAATCCGACGATCAGAACCAAGCAATTCCTGGAGAGCTTGACGCCGTGGGAAGAGCACATGGGGCTCCGATCTACCAAGAGCGGAAGACCTCTACGAGCCGTGGCCGAGATGTCTCGGTCATGGATGATTGATACAACTCAAATGGAGTGAACAATGGCAAACGCTGATGCCGCTTTCGGGTTCGTCCCGGTTCGCCACATGAGTGGGAATGCACCTCGTGCAAATAAATACACCATCACCAGCACACTTGCTGAGAACATCTTCACGGGTGATCTCTGCATTGTTACGTCTGCTGGCGTTATCACGCCTCACACTGCTGCTGAGGTAAATAACATTGGTGTCTTTGCTGGGGTGTCTTACACCGCTTCTGATGGCTCTTACGTCTACAGCCAATACTGGCCCTCGGGCACGACTGCTACGAGCATCATCGCTTATATCTACGATGATCCGTACATTGTGTTTAAGGCGCAGTCGGCTGGATCTCCTGCTCAAACTAACGTCGGCAACTGTTGTGATGTTGTTGCAGGGGCTGGATCAACCACTACCGGCCAATCTGGTTTCGAATTGAGTGGCACAATGGCTAATAGCATTGCTTCTTGCAAAATCATTGCGCTTTACGATTCGCCAGAAAATGCGTTCGGTGCGAATGCTGTCATGGAGGTGACTATTAACGAACACCTTCTCGGCACAAATGTCGCTGGCATCTAGGAGGGTATGAAACATGGCTATGAATAGAGCACAATTCGCTAAAATGCTCGAGCCGGGTTTGAACACCCTCTTTGGTCTCGAGTACGATTCTTACCCACCGGAATACTCCGCTGTATTCTCGGCAAACAGCTCTCAGAAGGCATATGAAGAAGATGTCCTTTTGGAAGGCTTTGGCGCTGCCCCTGTGAAGAACGAAGGTGCCTCGGTCTCGTATGATTCGGCGTCCCAGCAATGGACCGCCCGCTATCAGCACGAGACAGTCGCGCTTGCATTCTCTATCACAGAGGAAGCTGAGGAGGATGGACTTTATGGTTCTATCGCCGCTCGGTATGCTAAAGCCCTTGCGCGGTCGATGGCTTCGACCAAAGAAATTAAGGCTGCAAATGTCCTTAATAACTCGACGAGCACTGCCGGAGGTGACGGGGTTTCGCTACTGAACACCGCGCATCCGACCCGCTCTGGCAACCAGTCGAACACGTTGGCGACTGCTGCTGACTTGTCCGAAACTTCACTTGAGCAAATCTTGATTCAGATTGCTGACATGAAAGACGATCGCGGTCTCCGCATCGCCGCTCAGGGTCAGATGCTGGTCATCCCGACTGCATACTCGTTTGTTGCAGAACGGTTGCTTGAGTCGCAGCTTCGCACAGGCACGGCAGACAATGACATTAACGCGATCCGCTCCGGTGGCTACTTGCCCAAGGGTTATCACGTTATGCGTCGTCTGACTGATTCAGATTCATTCTACGTTGCGACGGATGTTCCTGATGGCCTGAAGCACTTCCAACGTTCCGCTCTTAAAAAGGGCATGGAAGGTGACTTCGAGACTGGCAATGTGCGCTACAAGGTTCGTGAACGCTACTCTTTCGGTTTCACCGATTGGCGTGGCATTTTCGGCACTGAAGGTGCTGCCTAAACGATAAGACGGGGGAGGGGCAACTCTCCCCCTTTTTTACCTGACAGCTTCGGCTGACTTAGCCCAGACAGGAGATTTCAATGGGTACTACTACTTTCAGCGGCCCAGTCCGCTCCGAAAATCAATTCAAGCTAATTAGTAAAGACTCGACGACGGGTCTTATTTCAGATCGCACCCAAAGTGGTGATGCGGCTCATGACACTCGCCGTTACTACCTTTGCGAACCGTTTTTGCAGCGCCCAGCACTGAATGCTGTCGCTTCAGCGCCGCTGACAGATGCTGATGCCACGGCAGCAGCCAACGACGCGATCATCGTCGCCCGAGCCATCGCCAGCCGGAACTTTGAAGTTCTCGGCACGAACATGACGACTGCGCTGTGCACGTTTAACACCACATCCGCCGGTATCGTCTTGACGACTGCCACAGCTGATGAAGATCAGGCGATCCTCGCGCCTCACCTCGACACCAATCAAAGTGCTTGGCAGGTGACAAAGTGGGGCACTGAGAATCAGGTTGACTGGGAGTGCTCGATTAACCCGAACGCGATCGACAACCAGAAGCTCTGGGCTGGCTTGAAGCTGACGAATGATCAACTTGTAGCAACTGATGATGATCAGGCGTATTTCAAGTTTCAGACAGATGCGACAAACAGTGAGGCGTTTACTGACTTCACCAAGCTCCACTTTGTCCACAGCATCGGTGGGACTGATTTTATCAGCCAACTTCCGATTACTGTTGCTGCGAATACGATCTATCACTTGAGAATTCAAATCAATTCAGCTCGTCAGGCGGCAATTTTCGTCAATGGCATTCAGTACAATGTCACGAGCACTTCGGGTTCCACTGGTGGCACCGCAGTGACCACTGGCACCACCCGCACCGGAGCGTTGACGGATGATGTTGATTTAATTCCTTACATCGGGATCGAAGCTGGGGCAGCAGCAGCGGAAGCTGTTGATGTTCACTATCAGGGCATCAGCCGGGTCATCTTCGAGTAGGTCGGAATCATGGGGCAGGGCCATCGTGCCCTGCTCCACTAGGAGTTGAAATATGTCGATCCAATCTGATGTAAAGCCGATCACAATCAGCGATGAGGTTGCTGCCTCAACGACTTTTATTGCAGCAGCCGCCCGACCAAATACAGTATTCACCCTTGCCAACACCTCGTTTGCCTCTGGTGGAGCTAGACTTCTTCAAGTTACGACAACCGGGACAGGTGACAATGGCAAGACTGTCACCATAGTCGGGACAGACACCCACGGTAATTCACTTACAGAAGTAATAACTTCAACAGGCTCTGCGGAGTCTGTCGCTGGCACTAAGTATTTTCTCACGGTGGCTTCTGCAACTTGCTCGGCACAGTATGCCGCCAATGTTTCTGTGGGAATGACAACTGGCGCAGCTCAGGCAATCTTTGCTGGCAGGACTCGCCTCAAGTCAACCTCCATTGTGTCTGCTGGCACTGCGGGTGTCGTGAGTTTTTATGATGGAACGCCTGAGAGCGGCACAGTCCTCTTCAAAGCCAGGACCATTGGCACAGACAATGCGACTGTTAATATGAGCATTCCCGATGAGGGTGCACTCTTCGCAGATGGGGCTGTAGTCGAGTACACAGTCGCCACCATTGACATGATGACGTTCTTTTACGCATAGGTTGTAAAATGGCAACATCAGGCACAGTCGCTTTCCGGCCAGACGTTGAGCAGATAATTGCAGAGGCTTACGAACGCTGTGGCATTGATAGCCAGACAAGTACTGGCTACCAAGCAGTCTCGGCCAGACGTAGCCTGAACCTCCTGTTCAGTGAGTGGTCTAACAGGGGCATAAATTACTGGACTGTCCAGAACAACACACTCTCGCTTTCAGCAGACACTATCTCTTATGCTCTGCCTGTAGGGACAATCGATCTGATTGATGTCGTTGTCAGGGACTCCTCTGGGTCGACCATATCGGACGTTTCCCTGGAGCGGGTGAGCATTGCTGATTACAACCAGCTTCCAGACAAGACATCTTCTGGCAAGCCGAGCCAGTACATGATCGATAAGCAGTACACTCCGGTCATTTATGTCTGGCAGGTTCCTGATAACACCGATTACAGTCTTGTTTATTGGTCAATGAACCAACTTGAGGACATAACTGCATCAAATCAAGACACAGACATCCCTTACCGCTGGTCTGATTGCATCTGCGCGGGGCTTGCGAGCAAATTGTCGTTGAAATATGCGCCAGACCGCTATGCCGTTCTTTCTCAGGTCTATGACAGAGCTTTTGAGCTTGCGGCGGCAAATGACGACGACAATGTCTCCATGAGGATTCGTCCAACGTCGATGAACCTCTACTGATGGCGACAAGATACGCAAGGGGCAAGAAATCTCAGGCCATAGGTGACAGGTCTGGGTTCAAAGTCCCGTACACCTCGCTGAAGACTACTTGGGACGGCCTCCGGGTTGAGCCAGAAGACTGGGAGCCTAAGCATCCGCAGCTAACTCCTGCAAAAAACGTCATTGATGCTGTCGCATTATTTAAGCCTCGCCCAGACAACGATCCTGAAAATGCTGAGTTCACTGTCGGGTACAATTACGACATCTTTGCTGACCCAAGAGACAGGCCGGGGGTTGGCATCCACGCCACCGGCAATGTCGGCTTCCCCGACAGGGTGGCAATAGAAACTGAGATCACCGAGACTGGAGTTGCGGGTACTGGCGCGATCGGAACTCTCGCGGCAATTATAGCCGACGCAATTTTCATTGAGACTGGGTTGGCTGGCACCGGCAATGTCGGTACTGAGATCCTAGAGGCTTCGATCACAGAGGCCGGTGTCGCAGGTACAGGTGCCATCGGCACTGAGATCCCAGAGGCTTCGATCACAGAGGCTGGAGTTGCAGGCACCGGCGCGACTGGCACTGAGTCTATTGTCTCTGATCAAGAATGGGGTTCTGGCGCTTGGGGTTCTGGGACTTGGGGTAACTGATGAATTACACGACACTCGTAGCCAACATCAAAGCATTCCTTGAGGATGACGGCACTGAATTCGCAGCTTCCATTGATGAAATCATTGGTCAGTCTGAAGAGATGATCTTTCAGAGGCTCCCAAATCTCCCTTGCTTCCGGCAGATTGCAACCGGGGAGTTGGTAGTCGGGACTGCTGATTACACGGTGGCAAGCGCCCGGATGGTTAGGCAGGTCTCAATAACCAATTCAAGCAATCTCTCTTACCTTGATCACAGGATTGATTCTTACCTTAGAGACTACTGGCCAAATTCAGGCACAACCGGCACACCTATAATGTACAGCACGAAGACAGCGAGCACATCAGGCACGGTGCTGACATTGGCCCCAACGCCAGATGCGACTTACGCTTACCAAGCTGATTTCATCGCCCCAGCCACTGGTCTGTCTTCTTCAAATGCCAACAGCTGGATTGGCGACAACGCGGAAAATGTTCTCTTGTCCGCTTGTCTGTATGAAGCATCTGCTTTCCTAAAAGCAGGAGAAACATTAACCTTATACAAATCTCAATTTGATGAGGCTGTGCAGCTCTTCCAGCAAGAGATGGCAAGAGACTACACAGCTGAATACAACGGAGGCATCTAATGTCAATCGCCCAAGCAATGTGCACCAGCTTCAAGGAGCAGCTTCTTAACAAGGAGCATGACTTGAACACTGATACGATCAAGATCGCCCTTTACACCAGCTCTGCGAGCCTTGGTGCGGGAACTACAGCCTACGCCACTACCAATGAGATTAGCGGTACAGGCTACACCGCTGGTGGGGAAACTCTAGGCAGCGCGACAATCGGCACCAGCGGCACCACAGCCTTTGTTGATTTCGCAGATGCTTCGTGGACCAGCGCAACATTCACAGCCAACGGCGCATTAATTTATAACGACAGCGCAAGCGACAAGGCGATCGCTGTCCTGGCTTTCGGCGGCGACTTCACAGTTACTGGCGGAACATTCAAAATCGTTTTCCCTGCTGCTGGGGCAAACGCAATCCTGCGAATTGATTGAGCTAGGAGAGACCTGTGGGAAGCACATATGTAAATAACCTCCGCCTGGAGGAAATGACGACTGGTGAAAAGTCAGGAACCTGGGGCAACATAACAAACGTCAACCTTGAGCTGGTTGGTCAGGCACTGGGCTATGGGACGAGAGCCATCGCCGATGCCTCAACTGACAACATCACGATCGCAGACGGTGCCTCTGATGCAGATCGCAGCATGTACCTGAAGCTGACTGGT